GTAAGCTCTAGACCTGAGTACAACAATATAGGTTCTGAAGTCCCTAGTAAGGATCCACCTTGAGTGGTAAGACCTATGGCGGGAGAAACGGCTATTGCTGAAAAGCAAATGCTGCCGCTTCATACAACAGGGTATAATGGAGTACTCGACCCAATTTCATGGGGAGCAAGTCTGAAACAAGGACGGCTGGAAACGGCCAACAAGTGGACGACGAGCCTTACGGGTTCAAACTACTACCTTGAATATTCCAATTGCAACATTTGTCACAATGAAAAGATTCAATAAATTATCCGCTTATCTGTTAACTACAAAACAGGCTAATGCCATGATCTCTGTAAAAGGAGGGGTTGCCTTTATGAAAGCATTATTATCAATAATGCATGTCATAGGGCTTCCAGTCACTAGTGCTCGAGTACGTGCATTGGTAAGTCTTCTGAGAAAACTTAATTACATTTATCGAACACAAGGGAGCAAAGGAGCAACCTTGTACTTAAAGTCATGCGCTGTTATGTTACAGCAGTCTTTAGGAGGATTTGTGGTTAAAGACCTAGGTAAACTAGGTCCGCGAGTTTCACGAACTAACAGTGGCTATCCACGGCTTATAAACCGAGTCCACCGAGCCTTAATACGGCAAGGTGATAGCAAACTTATTAAGTTGTATCTATCCGTGTTTAATATCTACCGAGTCCTTGAGTTCAAGGGAGCGGTGGATACTTCAACAATCACACAAGGGATTAAAGTCCCTGTGACAGGATTTTGGAGCACCGTTAAAGAATTAAAAGAGTTTGTTCCCATCTTCTGGGACATGCTTTTAAAAAACTTTAACATAGATGCGTTAAAGGTTAGAGAACTTGTTTTACGAGGGCATTTGGCTTTACAGCCATTTCCTCTCTTAAAATCTAGCCCAAATACCGGGAAATTTAACCCAGATCAGGAGTTCATTGGATCGCCTCCTACGGGAGAAGGATATCCGAGACCTCTTAACATTCATCCGGAGACGGGTAAGTGGATGGTGGGGATTTCGACCCACCCTTTTGCACTTTACCAAAGTATTTATTCGTTATTTACGGATAAAACTTTATCTGGTGTCGCTAGATACTTCCTAGAGTTGACTCATCCGAGTCACGCTTTACGGGCAGTAGTCGATGCGGTGTTGAAAATACCGAGACTAACTGGACCCAACGGTTTATTTGCCGTATGGACAACTAATCTTGGGAAACTAAGCATTAAAGAAGAGGCAGCTGGAAAGATGCGAATATTCGCCATGGTTGATGCGTTTACGCAGTGGTCATGTCGACCACTCCATGATGGAATATTCTACAGTATACTAAAGTATATACCGCAGGATGGGACATTTAATCAAATGGCCCCGGTAAACTTATTACTAAGTTTGAAACCGAAATATCTTGCGTCTTTTGACCTAAAGGCAGCTACCGATAGAATTCCACTAGAGCCGCAGACTAACTTAATAGCTGGGTTAATGGGTAGAGAGTACTCAGTCATGTGGGGTAACCTACTGACCGGACG